TCTCGCTACAGGTCATGTCACGTACAAGTAGAGGACGTGCAAGCCATTTACGATGGTGTATTTCCAGGCAATTCTATGAGTGATCCAACGATGGTGCAAGTTGCCGCTGAGCAGGGCAATGCACAGTTTATTGTTGATGTTCAGTATTTCAGAGCTTCTATTCCTATGATATTTAGCTCATTGGAGGGTTACACTGTTATACCGTCTAGACTACGAACGTCTGTGGGGGCAGATCTTATGGGCTCTTTTAGATCGTTAATGTTATCCTTGATGAAGCGTAACTTTAATAGGCCTAGACCAGAAGCTCCTGGGTCGAGGAGAGAATTCGTGGAAAAGGCAGTTAGCTCGGTTTTGTCACAGAGAGGTCATAAACATAAAGGATTGTTGTTGGCGTCTTATCAACAATCTCCAATACATGTGTCTAGAAATGTGATTGAATCGTGGGCTGCTAAGCATACTACTTCTGATGTTTTGGCCGCGGCTACTCTTGTGGAGCAGGGTGACCCACAACCTTCTAAGTACAAGCTTATGCCAAAGGATATGCCTAAGCCTCTCATGTCGTTGGAGGCGCAGGGTGTAGTAATGGCAGGACAGACGGTTGTATTCCATACTAAGGACATGATAGCATTGACTGCAGGAGTATTTACAATGATTTGTTCCAGGCTTTTGGCTTTGTTCGACAATTCTGTAGTATTTGCTTTCGGCGCAGATGAACATACTGCAGGCGTTTGGGCAGATCAGTATCTGGATTTGCCGGACACTTATGTGGTTGAAATAGATGTTCCTAAGTTCGACAAGTCGCAAGATTGGACTTGCTTTGTGTTGATTTTGCACGTCATGGAGATGATGGGATGTGACCACGAGTTAGTCGCCTTTTGGAGGAAGGCGTCGGAGCAAGCGACGGTGTTCAGTGCCTTATTTCAGTTAGTATTTACTACTACTTACGGAAATAGGAGTGGCAGTGCTGCTACTTTGGCAACAAATTGCATAGTACTGTTATTCGCTTATATACATTCTTTCGGAGACTTGGGAATTGTGGCCATTTTGATCAAGGGCGATGATAGCGTGATGGTTACGCGACGGCCTATTACTGAAGGCCACAAGAGTTATTTACTCGAAAATTGGGGTTTTTCAATGAAATTAGTCGGTCGAAAAGGCGTTGTCACCTTTTGCTCTTCGGTGTTCGTCAAGGACAGCACAGGTCATTATAAATTAGTCAGAGATATAGTGCGGGTCATTGAGAAAATGGGTAGGGCATTACCTGTTAACAAACCTGCTTCTTATTTCTTGGACTATTACGTGTCGGTACTAGACACGGCTTGTCAATATGATGATGAAGTTTTGGTGGCTAATTTGAGCACGGCTATTGCAAAAATATATGGTGTCGAGGTAGATGTACCCACACTGTGTAGGTTTGTGCAATATGTTTCTTCTAGTTCTGAGAAATTTTTAACTCATTTGTATGGGTTAAGAGTTGACCAGATACAAGGTATGAAGGATATTGACGAAGCAGTTGAGGCCGTGGTGAGGTCTCGTTCTGCTAGGTTTGTTAAGGGGAAGGATATCGATGACAAACATCGTCGACTTAGGTTGACTTTGCTACAGAAAATTCAGCTTGACAATGATTGGTTCTTTACTTCTACGGCGGAAGTGGTGAACAGTTCGTAATTGATTTTAAACTTGG